ACCCAGCACAGGCATTCAGAGTTATGGGCGACCCAGCACACCCAGCACACTCTTTTCGATCCTGACCAATACGCTCTGACCGCCGGAGGTGTCGCATGAGCGGGCAGCAGACTCTCCTCGCCTTCTCTCCTGTGGATCCGGTCTGGCTAGACCTGGTCCTATCCCGCGACGGTGCAGACTTCGAGTTTACGCCAGAGATTAAGCGCCTTCGGGATGCCACCGGACACCGGATGATGCTCCCCCACCTCTGCCGCCATAACTGCCTCGATCCTGGGCGTGCACCGAGCATTTTTGAGCCGTTCTGCAGGCTCAAATTGCAGGATCCTTCCCGGACAGACCTTCCTACTCAATGTAGTTCACAGTTCTGGCCCTGGTATCTCTGCCCCCACCACTTCCCCGAGGAGGTGAGGTCGTGATCCTCTGCGATGCTGGTGTCCGCTGCAGCGGGATGTCACCCCGTATCGGGGGGTCCGGCAGCCCGGCGATCTCGGCGAGCTGCAGCGCTACTCATCCCCAGCCAGCAGAGCGGGCAGATCGAAATGACACCAATGTCACCCTGGAGGGGGTAGCGTGACCGCTCAGATGACGACCCGGAAATGCAAGGCCCGTGGGTGCGAGGACCTGGTCCTCGTCGCCGGCGAGTTCGGCTACCGGTGCAGAGTCACAGGGCAGGTCCCGCGGCACATGCCCGGCTGCCCGAAGGCGAAGGAGGTGAAGCGGTGACCAACGCGAACTACGCCCGCGGCGCCGTTCCTGACCTCAGGGCGAGAAACGAACTCGCCGACCTCGGTTTCACCGTCTGGAAGGCGTGGGCCTCGAAGGGACCGTTCGACGTCTACGCGTCCCGCAGCGACCTCCTCGTCCTGGTGCAGGTCAAACGGACCAAAACACGGATCGTCTCGACCGCAGCAGTCGAGACAGCGTTCAAGGCCGACCTCGACGGGACCGAGAAAAAGATAGGGCTGCGGAACATCCCCGTCCCTGTAGCGGCGCAGAAGATCCTCGCCCTCTGGTCGGACAGATGCTGCAAGGATCTCGCCGGGTGGCGCTGGTATCGTGTCTGCGACGACGGGCGGCTGAAGCAGATCGACCACTGGTATGAGGGCGACGAGACTCATTTGCAGAACCTCGCCGCTGGCGTCACGGAAGATGGGCGCTCATGACCTCATCCGCGGCAGACGCCTACCTCTCCCGCCACCAGGGCCGCGGCCCAGTCCGGACCGCCCGCTGCACTATCACTGTGCAGGCTGCACCGGGGCAGGACCTCGACGACGATGCGATCCGTCTCGCTCTCGAAAAAGTCAGGCTGCCAAAGGGCCATCGTATCACCGAGACGGCGGTATATCGCGGCTGGCAGGAGGAGGCAGAATGATCCCCCTCGCCCGCCTCGGTCCGGAGGGATCCCACCTCCTCGACCTCGACGACGCCGGCCTGTACCGGATCGAACGCCCGGACCTCGTCGCCCTGCTCCTGCACGGTATGCAGGCGCAGATCTACCCGACCGAGTTCAGCGTCGACGACCCCGGGATCTCGGCCGGCCACGCCACCCTCTCCCGGGAGAGCGAGGCCGTCTGGATCGTCCTGTATCGATCCGGTCGGCGGTTCGTGGTGCCGGCGCCCTGGCTGCGAGCCGCCGTCGAGAACCGAACGCCCACCGAACTCAGAGAAATCCTCGAGACAGCGACATGAAACAACCTACTACTACTGACAGAGACGGGATCCACGAGCGCCTCGACACCGACGTCGTCGCCGACCTCCACGCCCTCAGGGTAAGAGGAGACCGTGCGTTTCGTCGGGAGCACGGTCGGAAAATGACCCTCTCCGATGTGATCCGTCACTTGATCCGCGAGAAGGTCGAGTGATGCCTCGGCCCCCAACAGATATCTATAAATATGAATAAGTATAATATAATTATTGTAGTAAGGCAGGGAGTGAAAAAAGATGTCAGTAAAGTTTGAGTGGGGGGAAGCAAGGAAGGCAGGAGAGAAGCGGGCAGAGGTTACGATCACGGCGCAGGGCGTTTATGCGATCACAGTTGATGGCATCACCCTCGGCACTCCTGAGAGCGCAGAACTTGAAGCCCTTGGATTCAAGAAATTTGATTTCTGCGTTATCAATGAAGGTGCGAGCGTCTTCTGGAACACTCAAGACAGAGAAGCAGCACGGGCGATGGCACAGGAGATCGCAGAGAAATACCCTATTCGAGTCGTCCTTGGTGAGACAAAGAAGTTCGTCGACCGCCTGGAGTTCGGATACCGGAACCGCCCAGACGCCCCGAGCAGAGACCAGATGCAGGCATTCATCGAGGGGGAATACAGGTTCCTCGGTCTGGAGGCGTGAAGATGGATTTCAGAAACATTGACAAGGAGGACCTCCTCAAATTCAGTGATCGCCGCGGGGGCGAGACGCACATCGAGACGGTAGAGTTCTGCGGATTCACGGACGACGGGTTACCGGTAGTTAGGTTCGCAGACGGGACGCGGCGGATGGTCCTCGCCGAGCAGCTCTCACCTCTTGAGGGGGGTGGGCCGCATACCTTCACGATCCAAGGACACGAAGCAATCGAGAAGATCGTCAAGGCGCAGGGCACCTCTGGAAGAGTCTACGTCCCGGTAGACTGGGTAGGAAAGCGAGTGATGATCATCCGTCTCGACGACGACTAATTCCCCCTCTTTTCCCAATGCCACCTATGCCAACCGTACCATTTTAATCCCAGTTTATCGCTTTTCAGGCGCATACTCCTCCGCAAAGGAGGCGTGCACCTCATGAGCAACAGAATTATAACGTTTTTCATAACCCTGGCGGCGGCGATCGCCGCACTCTTTTCCCGCAACGCATCGACGGCCACCCAGACCGCCGCCACGACCACGCCCGCCGAGACCCCTGCCGAAACGGTAGAGGCCGTCCCCGTCGAGGAGGAAGTCTCGACGATCCCGACCGACGCCGGCGACTGTGCGATCCTCGGGATCTACGCCGATGCGAATGGAGAGAAACAGTGGGACAACCTCGACCCGGCGAGATGGGTCTGCTACGTCAGGGTGATCGGATCCAAGAAGGGCAAGGTGGCTGTCGGGCTCGCCGTTGGGACCGTCGGAGGCGACAAGGTCTACACCAGCGACGTGCAGCCGCTCACGTTCGGCTATGACGCCCCGGTCGACACAGTCCAGGCGCTTGCGATGGACTTCCCGCCGTACACCAAGTACACCTGTGCCGGGGTCCACCCGGTGATCGTCCGCGTCGGGTACTACGACGACGCCGGCGATCCGGTCTGGACGCACTCGAAGGAGTACAGCGTCACGGTGGTGAAGGCGTGATCGAGGCGGTAGGGGATGCCCTCGCCTCCATCCCTATGGAGTGGTACGCGTACGCCGCCACCGCCGCACTCTCGTTCCTCGTCGGAAACGAGCGGGGCAAGCGGGCAGTCAAGACGGTCGTCGCCGGCCGATCCCTCTACGACACGGTATGCGACGCGATCGAGGACGGCACCGTCACCCCTGAAGAGGCAGGGAAGATCTCGGCGGCCGCCCAGAACGTGATCGCCGCGGCCACGTCCACGGAGTAACCCCTCAGGACCATGTCCCGGCGGAAGCGGCCAGTTTTGGGGGCAGCATGCCCGACATCAGCGCAGAACATCCGGGCGAAGGACCGCCAGGTCGACGCCGTAACGCTTAGAAGGCAGGGATGGACCTATCCCGCCATCGCCGAAGAACTCGGGATCGCGAAGAGCACAGCGATCGCGAGTGTAAAGCGGGCGCTGGAAGAGGTGAACGCTGAGTGCAAGGAGGAGGCCGAGGGCCTCCGGGCGCTGGAACAGATGCGCCTCGACGGGCTCTACCTGAAATCCCTTGAATCTCTTGTGCGTGCTGACGAGATCGCGATTGCCTTGAAAGAGCGGATCCTGCAGGGTCGCCTGAACGATGCCGGGACGCTGCGGGCCTGGGCACAGGCAGAGAGCGTTATCCAGAGCGCCGCCAACGGATGCTGCACTATCTCGGCCCGCCGGTCGAAACTCCTCGGCCTCGACGCTCCGGAGCAGATCAACCATTCCGGGACACTGACGTGGAAGGAGGTGGTAGAGAGTGCCTGCGGCGATCGCAAGGAATGACGCCGCCACCGCATACGACCGCGCCCAGCAGGACCCAGTCTGGTGGGTGGAGACCATCCTCGGGGACCGCCTCTGGCAGCGCCAGAAAGACATCATCGAAGCGGTCAGGGACAAACCAGAGGTTGCGGTCAAGTCCTGCCACGGCCCCGGCAAATCGTTCACCGCCGCACGCGTGGCGCTCTGGTTCCTGATGACCCACCGCCCGTCAGTCGTGATCACAACCGCCCCGACGGACAGACAGGTGCGGGGCATCCTCTGGAAGGAGATCGGATCGGCCTATAGCCGGTCACGCTACCCTCTCGGGGGAACTCTCCTCTCCCAGGAACTCAAGATGGATCGGGACTGGTGGGCCTGGGGGTTCACCGCTCCAGACTACGACCCCGACCGCTTCCAGGGCTTCCACGAGGTGTACATTCTGGTCATCGTGGACGAGGCCGCCGGCGTCAGCGATCAGATTTGCGAGGGGATCGACGGGGTCCTGACCTCCGAGCATTCCCGACTGTTGATGATCGGGAACCCGACCCGTACGACGGGCCGCTTCGCAGACGCGTTCAAGTCGCCCGGTATCGAGAAAATCACAATTTCCGCTTTTGACACGCCGAACTTCACGACCTTCGGGATCACGGAATCGGATATCGCCGACGGGTCGTGGAAGGAGAAGGTCGGCGACGACATGCCGTTCCCTTACCTCGTCACTCCCCAATGGGTAGCGAAACGCTACGAGCGGTGGGGGCCGGACTCGCAACTCTATCAGGCGCGTGTGCTTGGGAACATCCCCCAGGTCGGGAACGACACGCTGATCCCGCTCCACTGGATCGAAGCAGCGGTCCGGCGCACGATAGAGCCCACCGCCCCGAACGAACTCGGGGTGGACGTCGCCCGCTACGGCGCCGACGAGACGGTGCTCATCCACCGCCGTGGCCCGGTGGCGAGACTCTGGAAAGCGATCCCGATGGGCGACACCATGGAAACTGCGGGAGAGGTGCGGATCGCCCTCAGGGAGACCGGCGCCGACTCAGCCAAGATCGATACCGTGGGGCTCGGGGCCGGAGTCTATGATCGCCTCAAGGAGCAGGGATCCCCCGCGTATGAGATGAACTCCGGCGACGCCGCTGCCGACCGGGAGCGGTTTGCCAATGCCCGCGCTGAGTGGTGGTGGGGACTGCGATCCCGCTTCGAGAGTGGCGACATTGACATCGACGGAGACGAGGAGCTCGTCGAGCAGCTGGCGAACATCAAATACAAGGTCAACAGCCGCGGCCAGATTCTCATCGAATCCAAAGACGACATGAAGAAGCGCGGCCGTAAAAGCCCGGACCGAGGTGACGCGCTCATGCTGGCCTTCGCAAAGATCCCGTTGATCGTCCCGCCGACGGTCTATGTAATGCAGGATGATTATGCGATATAAGGAGGAAACATGGAGGAAAAACGGAAAGAGCCAAAAATTTCCAGCGAAAAGAAGATCACCGAACTGGGGAAATCCGAAGTGACTACGATCAAGATCACCCAGAACGCCAAGGCTGAACTTGATGCCATTAAGACCGACATTTCCGGCGAAGAGAAGATCACCGAACCGGGGAAATCCGACGTGACCACGATCAAGATCCCCCTGGACGTCAAGGCTGAACTTGACGCCATTAAGACCGACCAGGGCGAGTCGTACGCGGGCGTTGTGTCGCGGCTGATACCAAAGACCCAGAAATCAGACGGCGACATGATTACCATCCGCATCTCAAAACGAGTCTTCCAGATGATGATGATGGTGTTGCCTGACAACCTCAAAAGGGCAGTGCGGGGCGGCGTGAAAAAATGATCCGGGAGCAGATCGCCGACATGATCGCCGGGGGCAGGATCTCTGAGATGCACGATACAATTTCATCTGCACAGGCAGCCATCCTGGACCAACAGAACACAATCCACAAACTCGAACTGACGGTCGAGGGCCTCAAGGACGGATCGATCCAGGAATCGGCAGCATCGGATCTCTCCTGGCAGAGCCGCCTTCTCCAGGATCAGCAGTGGGTCCTTGCATCTGGATCGCAGCAGCACCGGTATATCCAGAAGAGCACCGTGGATTTGTACGCCGACATGGCCAACTTCATGTATATTTTCAGCCCGCTGATCCGGCGTGCGGTCACAATCAAGACCCTGTTCACGTTCTCGCGCTCCTATTCCATCTCCTCAAAAACCGGAACCGTGCAGGCGGCGATCGACAAGGTCAAGAAGGCGCCGCTCAACAAACAGGCGTTTTTCTCGCAGCAGGCCACACGCGAGATCGACGCCGAACTCCAGAAAACCGGGAACGTCTATATCGCCATCTGGAGGAAACTGACCCCGGCACAGATCCGGGTCTGGACCTCCTATGAGATCGGCGACATCATCCTGGACGAGAACGACTCGAATCGTCCGATGTATTACATTCGCAGCTGGGTTGATGCCAACGGCAAGAACCACGAAAAAGCGTATCCTTCTGTATTCAACGACAAAATAGTCGGGATCATCCGGACGGGGCAGGGCACGTATACCGTCGACAACGATGTCGTCGTCTACCATCTGGCCACCGACAAGGGCCTCCGGCAGAAGTGGGCACTCACTGAACTGACCGCTGCGATGAGGTGGGCGAAGGCGCACGAGGGATTCCTGGAGGACTTCGGTGCGATCGTCCGGGCCATCCGGAAATACACCAGCATGGTGATCACCTCAGGGGGTAACGCCCAGGTGTCGGCATTGCAGTCTCAGTTTTCCGGCAGCACAAGCAACGCCGGGACCCCGCTGCAGAGCAACCCAGCCGGCTCAATGCTGGTCGCCTCCGCCGGGACCGATTACAAGGTCGTGGACGCCGGCAAAAACAAGATCGTCGGCCTCGACGAATCGCGCTATTTCCTGATTATGGTCTGCGCCGGGTCCGGGGTGCCGGAAACCCTGCTGACCGGCGACCCCTCCACCGGCAACCTCGCCACCGCAAAAGAGTTGACCGGGCCGTTCCTGACCCTGATCGAGTCCCGGCAGGAAGACTGGACCGACATGATCGCGATCGTCTTCTCCAAGATCCTCGGAACAGACAACTTCGAGGTTTCCTTCCCGCCGATCCGATCGCAGGACGCCCTCGACTACATCAACTCGCTCATCGCCGCAGCGACACTCAACAGCCCAGGGGTCCCGGCAGGAACGATCAGCCCCGAGGATCTCATCGGCGCACTCTACGAGGCGCTCGATATCAAACTCACGCCCGAGACCAAGGAGGCCCTGGTGGGAGGGTTCATGTCGTATGTCGACGAGGAAGAGCCAGATCTCACCGCAGCGATCACCAGAATGGCGACGGCCGCAAAGGAACTCGCAGAATCTTCACGATTGACATGAGCGTCGCTACAGATCATCTCTACGAGGCCGCGGTCGCCCTCCAGAAAAAGCGCGACGTGGACCGCTTGGCAAAAAAGCAGCAGAAGAAATTTGCATCCTTTTTCCGTTCGCAAAAGAAGATCGTGCTCGAAAAGCTTGAAAAATATAATTATTTATTCTCTGAATCATTCCGTCCTCTCCGTGAAGAGACCCATATTACGATGGATTTTTGGAGGGCGATGTGGGGAGACGTGGAAGATCTTACAGACTCCACACTCCAGCAAATCGTCACGCAGGCAGAGACTATTGCTATAAATAATGGCATTCTGAGTGCAAAGAGTCTGATAGGGGTAGATTCGGCGTTCGACCTCTCAAACCCTCGGGCTGTCGAGTGGTTCCTGCAGCATGGCGGCAGCATCCAGTATATCAAGGACATCCAGGCCACGACCGGAGACCAGATCAAGACCGTCATCGCAAAAAGCCTTGACGAAAAATGGGGGTATAACAAGACAGCGAAGGCGATCTCAGAAACGTTCGACGGATTCTCACGTGATCGAGCCCGCCTCATTGCCGTAAACGAATCGGCGCAGGCATACGAAGCCGGCTCGTTTATGCTTGAGCAGGACCTCGCCGATCAGGGCATCGAGCTGGAGAAAAGTTGGCAGAACTCGGGCGACGGCAAGGTCTCTGACGGATGCCTCGAAAATTCAGCGGCAGGCTGGATCCCTCTCAACCAGCCTTTCCCGTCAGGCCACCAATACCCCCCACGGTTCCCAGGCTGTCGGTGCTGGCACATTGTTCGCCGGGTAAAATCATAGAGATCCGGGAATCCGGTATACCTCGACCTTTGTTTTTAACCTTTTAGGGCGCCAATATATCCAATGGCGAAAGAGTCTGCTATTCATGCCGGCCCGATCACGCGGTTTCGTGAAGCGCCAGGATCTAAGTCTGAAGACGGCCTGATCGAAGTCCACATCATCCGGCCGGGCTGGGGATCCAGCGGGTACTATTCTGAATCTGTTCTGCAGAACGCCTGCACCTCCGGGGTCTACCCGAAGGGCATGCACATGCACTGGGATCACCCTACCCTCACACAGGAGGCCGAACAGCCGGCCAGGACCCTCACGACGCTCTCCGCAGTCCTTACTGAAGCAGCCCATTACGAGACCGAAGGGTGGGACGGCCCCGGTCCGTATGCAATAGCCAGAGTTTTCCCAGAGTTTCTGGAGAACGTCCGAGCTCTTGATGGCCATATCGGGATCTCTCATTACGTCTCCGGCTCTGCTGAGGAGGGAAAGGCCCCTGACGGAAAACGTGGACGAATCATCACGGAGCTGATAGCAGATGCCCTCAACACCGTGGATTTCGTGACCGTGCCCGGCGCAGGCGGATCGTATCGCACGATGTTTACGGAGGCCAAGAGCCTCCGGCACATTGAGAACGCCAACCAGGAGGAAAACATGCCAGACGAGAAACTCACGCTCTCCGAGGTCCAGAAGAGATACCCGGAGGCAGTAAACGAGCTGAGAAATCAGCTCACCGAGGAGCTCAAGATCCAGACCGACGCCAAGGAACAGGCAAAGAAACTGACCGAGGCGAATGACCGGATCAAGGCCCTCGAACAGGAAAAAGCCGAACTCAAGCGCAAGGTCGGGGAGGCCGTCGCCGCTGAGTTCGTCAAGACGAAGATCGCCGAAGCCAAGATCCCCGAGGTCTCCGCCAAGATCCTCGCCGAGACCCTGATCCCGCAGGCAGTCTACGCTGCGGACGGCTCGATCGACGCCGTCGCATTTGGAAAAGTGGTCGAGGATGCGATCAAGGCGAAACAGGCCGAGATCGAGGCGCTCCTCAAAGAGACGCAGACCATCCACGACAACGGCGGCACCCCTGCAGCAGGTACCGGCGACCTGGCGAAAGCGAAGGAAGGGTTCATCCGGACCCTCATGGAGGCCGGGTATACCAAAGAGCAGGCTGAGAAGCTTGCGGAGGCGTAAACCATGCTGAACGAAACTCATACTCCAGACAATCTCAGGATTGTCGCGTCGTATCCGACCACTCCGGCATCCGGGGGCGTTGTGATTTACGGCGACCTCTGCGGCGTCGCCGAAGGTGACGAGGATTCCGACGGGTACACCGTCACCAGGTTCGGCCCGTGGGTGGGCGATCTGTCCGTCACGGATATCAACACCGGCGGCATTGCCGTGGGGGCGCCCCTGTTCGCGTCGAAGGCGAACCCGGTCGTGCTCTCGAACCTTGCGACCGGCGTGTTCTTCGGCTGGGCCAACGAGGTCGTCGGCGACGGTCTGACCGCAACCATCGAGGTCATCAAGGCCGGATATGCCGGCGGGGTCCTCGCCGCAGGAGCGATCGGGACCACGCAGCTTGCGGCCGATGCCGTCACCGGTGCGAAAGTCGCCGACGATGCGATCGACTCTGAGCACATTGCCGCAGGAGCGATTGACAACGAGCACATTGCGACCGGGACGATTGCAAATGCGAAACTCGATTCTGACAACGTGAAGGTCGCAGAGGTCGCACTGACCGCCGGGGCGGCGAACGCATTCGCGTTTGCCTGGCAGAATCCCGAATCGGCAGCGATCCTGATCACCCGCGTGATCGTGGACCTCACGACAGCCGGCGGCACGGCCACGGCGGTCCTGGACGTCGGCACCGCCGCCGACGCAACCACGCACAGCGACAACCTGATCGACGGCGTGGACCTCAACGCGGCCGCGATCTACGACAATGTGCTTGCGGCAGATGCAGGCACGCATGGCAAGCCCTCGCAGAAACTCGACGAAAACGGCGGCACCACCGACTACATCACCGGGCAGATCCTGACCGAGGCGGCCTCGGCGCTCGTCGGCAACGCCTACATCTTCTACAGGGAGGTCTGAACATGACTGAACGCAAATTCGCCGAAATCTTCGGCAAAGGCCACCAGATGACGAAAGAGTATCTGCGGTCGGCCGAGGGCCTCGCCCGCCGGGCTGAGGTCGTGAAACTCCTCCGCAGCGTCGAGGGGATGCAGGGCTACGGGAGGCTCATGGAAGCAATGAGCACGAGCGATTTCTCGTATCTGCTCACCGCCGACATGAACGCTCAGCTGCTCCAGATGTACGCGGCGACCGACGTGTCCTACCGCAACTGGACGCGGCCGATCCGGGTCAACGATTTCAAGAGCACGCCGCTCCCAGCTCTGGAAGCGCCGGTTGGTCGGCTTCAGAAACGCGGCGAGAAAGAGGGGCTGCACAGGACCTATCTCGGCGAGAGCAACTACGCGATCACCGCCGAGAACTACGCCGACTCGCTCTCTCTGACCAGGAAGGCGATCATCAACGATGCGCTCGGTGTGTTCAACAGCGTGCCTGAGATCTTCTCCAGGGCGGCTGCCCTGACGGCAGAGTATCTCGCCACTACCCAGATCGCTGCAGCGGCCGGTCCGGACGGAACCCTGTTCACGAGCGGTCACGGGAACCTGATATCGAGCGAACTGTCCCTCGCCGGTGTGATCGAGGCTGCAACCTACATGGGGAAGCAGACCGACGCCAAAGGCAACCCGCTCAATCTGTCGCCGAAGGGCATCATGGTCCCCCCGGCGCTCAAAATGAAGGCACAGGAGATCGTCAAGGCACTGACCGTCGAACGGTACGACCTGACGAGCGAAGTCGGGTACAAGACCGTGGGGAACAACCCTCTCGCCGGTCTGGAGATTTCGGTCAACACACAGATCCCGGTCGTGTCCAGCGAGAACACGTACAAAGACAAGCAGTGGTACCTCTACGCCGACCCGAGGCTGAACAAACCGACGGTCGCGTTCGCCACGCTCAACGTCGCTCCGGACCCGCGGGTATTCCGCATCGCTCCAAATGCCCAGATCATCGGCGGCTCGATGGACGTGTACAGTTTCGAGACCTCATCCGTCGATTACAAGATCGAGTGGGACATCGGTGCGGCTCAGATCGACTACCGGGCAATGGTGGCGTCGAAGCCGACCAGCTAATCTCCTTTTTCGGAGGGGATGCACTTGGCCTACACGTATGACCTCTCGACCAGTATCGGAAAGGTCCGGCTGAACTGCCAGGACACCTCAGAAGCGAATGCGATCTTCGACGACGCTGAGATCCAGGCGTTCCTCGACCAGAACGCCGCGAACATCTTTCTGGCTGCGGCCGACGCACTCGACATCATCGCCTCGAACCAGAGTTACATCCTCAAGGCCATCTCGAACAACGGCCTGACGACCAACGGGCCGGCAGTCGCTGCTGATCTCCGGGCACATGCGAAGGTGCTGCGGGCGAAGGTGGCCAGCAACATCGGCACGACCAGCACAGGGGTAGCGATCGTAACGAATCCGGACGACCCGTTCCTGGCATTCAGGTGATCGAGATGCAGACGAGTTTCATCGACCCGAGACTGGGGACGACCCTGGGGACAGACCACTTCCCGAGCACCTGCACGATCCAGACACTCGTCGAGACTGTGGATGCTGCAGGCGAACTGTCCGAGGCCTGGACGAACTACGCCGGCCACGTCGATATTCCGTGTTCTCTCAACCCAGAGAGCGGAGACGAGATCAAGACCGGCTCTGAGACATACGCGATCGCGACGCACACGATCAGCCTCGCCGGCCGGTACCCGACGATTACGGCGTCGATGCGGGCGGTGATCGGAAGCACGGCATACGATATCCTGCTCCCGATGCATTCGGGCCACGGGCTGAACACGCGCCTGAAATGCAGGATCGTGACCGTATGAACACATGG